GAATTGTCAGGTTCAAAAGGATCAAGATGTAGCTTGCCATCTCTATTTGTTGTTGTGTTTTCCACATCTAACACAAGTATCATGCTGAATATATCCCTCTTTCTACGTCTAGTTCGACATGAACTGTACCATGCCAACCAGTCAATTTGTTTTTAGCCAATCTAATATGTCTTTGTGGATCGTTACTGTCCTGTCCTTCTATCTCAGGATTCTTACTAATTAATAACATCAGATCAGCCTCTGCTGCTTTACCAGTTTTGCTGCCCTCAAGCATAGATTGATTAACATTTATCTTCCCCTCTGCTTCAGCCGACAACTGTGACATCCATAATATAGCACAGTTATACTTCTTGGCTATGTTTCTAGCGTGTATAGCTGCCTCCTTCAAGTAGATATCAGATCTGTCAGATCCTGAAACTGCAAATTTATCTCCCATGTCAAGCACTATTATATCAGGTTTAACACTTTTTGCAAGCTGTTCTACATAATCCATGCGTTTATCTGTAGCATCTTTTATAGACAGCAGCTGTTTTATAGGTGCATATCTCTTGATAGCTAACTCCTGATTCTCTAATACTTCCTCACTTGTCATCTTTGATTTACAGTACAGGTATCTCAGACCCACTCTTTTGTAAGCTTCCTCGTTACACAACACCACACACTTTGCTCCTTGATCTATGAAGCCACCCTCTGCTGCTAACAAACTAGCGTGAAAGGATGTTTTACCTGTGTTAGGTCTAGCACCAATGATAACAAAGTGTCCTCCACTAACTCCTTCAACTCTCCTACGCAAGGACGGAATGTTAAACTTCCACTGATATTTTACATTAAGATGTTCCACTAACGTATTGAAACTTATATCATCTCCCTCAAAGCGAAAGCTAGGTGTGAAGTCATCTTGATAGCTGTCAAGTATTTTACGCAAAGGTTCTAAGTTTGATTTAGTACCATTGACATAATCAAATCCAAGATTAGCGACCTCCTCTCCGACCATCTGCTGAAACAACTTAGATAGTACTTCCTTTGCTATCTCATTGTTCATAGCTTCTTCTTTGGCTAGTCTGCTAAACAGCACCTCGTAGGAAGCTCTGTTAGCTGAGGTCATTGTCCCATTGTTAGAAAAGAACAAAGCCTGTAGCTCAGTCAAAGATACATCTCTTTCATATTTAGCCATCGTCACATCAAGTGTTTGCTTTATTCTCCTAACATCCTTACTAAAAAGTTTATCAGGACACTTGCTGCCTTTGTGATCGTCATAAAAGTCTTTCTGCATAAGACTCCTAATTAGTGCTAATTCTATCATTCTTCCTCTCTTCTGCCATGTATCTTACAATCCCTAAAAATTTATCAAAGTCACTCTTCTTCAAGTTCTCTATGTAAAACCACTCGTTCTTTCTTTTCTTACTCATAGATTCTGCCAGAGAGTGAGCACATCGTTCTGCCAATCCTCTGTGTTTAAATGACATACTCGTTACTAATTTATAATCTCTGTGTGGACTACTGGTTTGGTAGCTTTTACATCTATCTTTTGCATCTACAGCTTTACCTATCTTGTACCAGTTCTTCCACGATGGATTCGTTATAACATAAACTTCTCCTTTTGTCGAGGAAAAATAATTCTTTAAGGACGAGAAAGCTGCATCACTAAATGTTTTATATCTTCCAGGTTTATATAAAGGATGTGTTTTGGGTACGTATTTACCATCAACATACATCTGTGCGTCATTTCTTTTTTGTACAGCATCAGGACTATCTTTGTAATAAAACTTCTTGCCTGTTACTGGATTTATCTTATCATCAACCATTTACTAGCTCCCTTAATTTTAGCATGTCTGCCTCTCGTTTGTACTTCATGTCGTCCTCTATGTGCATAGCCACCACCTCAGACGGATTACAATAGCTCTTTAACTCTTTGGTGTACTCTATTGTTTTGTTAAGAGCATCAGGATCAAGAGCGACAATAATCTTATCAAATGTGTCAAGATATTCTTTGTGCTCTCTCAAAAGATTCGTTCCTAGAAGTGCAACACCAGTGACTCCTATTATGTGCTGACCCACCACTGTAGCAGATATACAATCCTCAACTACAACAGCTATCTTTTTACATGGTTTTATACAGTAAGAATAATACTTACCTGCTTTACCATACTTATACCACTTTGGATACGCATCATACAAAGCTCTACCAATAGCATCAACAAGTCTACCGTTCTTGTATATTGGGAAGACTGCTCGTTTATCTTTGACATCGTAGAACACATCTGCCATGAGATCCCATCGTGATCTAAAGCGTTGTATGTATGAGTTGTCTCCATCTGTTATATATTCTGGCATCTCAAACTTCTCGTGTGGCTTCCCCTCTATCTCACCAGTCAGCTTTTGCTTGATAGTATCCACAAGCATGTTTGTTAGGAAAGATCCCTTTACATCACAGGAAGCACGATAGCAGTTGTAAAGCAGCATCCCATCTAGATTGCTGATAGAAAACTTTTTAACACCATTACACTTTGGACAATCCATCGTTAGTGTTTCACCTTCTTTTATGTCAAGGTTCTGTAAGAAATCTCTTGATGGTAGGTTAGGCATTTTTATATTTCTCCCTTCTGCTCAAAGCATTACTCGCTGAGTTATATGTGTGTTTGATATAGGGTGCTATTGAGTTAGGACTGTTATGTCCTGACACTGCCATGATCTGAGTGGTATCAACTCCTGCCTCCACCATCTCAGTTATAGCTGTTCTTCTCATGTCCATAGCTGTCAGCTCCTTTGGTAAGTTAGCTTCTTGTTTAACCTTGTTGACGATAGGACTAACCTCTACGTCACTATATATTCTGTACTGTCCACCTCTAGGGTAGGGGTGAGGTGCAACATACTCTTGAAAACCAAACTCGTCACGCTGCAAACCCAACATACGCAACAGGTTGTCTTCAATAGGTAGATGTACCTCTGCCCTCTTCTTTGACTGTTCGAGGTCAAGTCTTTTTTCGTCAAAGTTGATATTGCTCCATCTTAGAGATCTCATATCCCCTACCCTCTGAGCGAAAGAGTAAGCCATGTGAACAATCAAACCAATGCTTCTCCACTTATATTGAGAGTAAGCCGTATCTAAAAATACCTTTACTTGGTCACTCGTCCACATGATCTTACGTCCACGCTCCTTCATCTTACTAACGCTCCTCATTGGGTTACGCACAACCAACTCCAGTTCCTCAGCCATATTAAGAACTATTGAAGTCGTTGTCGCCATCACGTTAGCAGTACGCACACCTCTCTTCAACCACATCTGATAAGCTGCTTTGCAGTGAGCCACACTGAGTTTCTGCAGCTTAACATCTCCCAACTTAGACGCAGGAGTTATTGGTGTGCCTAGCACTTTCGACAATCTATACTCGTATCCTTTTTGAGTCTGATGTCGTAGTGCCAAGAACTGAGGACTACGTAGGTAGTAGCCTACCATATCACTCAAGTTCTTTATTTCTTTTTGCTTGTCTTGTAAGTTCATTGTAATTACTTATAAACATTATTATAAAAAGTATAACCCATAGTACTACACAAATCCATATTTGTAAAGAGCCTATTATCATTTTTTCTCCCACCTGTAGAATATATGTCTATCTATTCTTGTAGTCTTTGTTTTTGTTTTTGCCCACGATGGTCTAACATAGGTAGCATGATAGTGCGTAGCTCCCTCTGTAACATCAAGCATTATTGTACCTGACAAAACAATAGACGCATACTCTTGTGCTTTCCACCATTCTTTACTATCAAAGTCAGGCTCATCTTTCTGCCCATCGCACCACCAACTAAATTGACACTTGTGCAGCACAGGTTTATTTGTGCCTTTGTATGTGACAGCTTCGGTTACTACATCACATACATTGTCTGGAAACCTATTGTCTTCAACTCTGTTCATCACAACCTGTCCCACAGCAATCTGCCCAAGCATAGATTGATTCTTTGCTTCGTGGTACATATTGAGTGCCATGCACATTAATGCTGTTTCTAATATCATCCGTTTACTATCCTTGTGATATCGTAGTGAGCATATAATAACATACCACCTACGACAGTTACAACTACAAGAACAACTATTATGTCCTCAAGCCATTCTCGTTTAGTCTTTTTCTTTTTAGTTAAACTACTCCTCTGTCTTATCTTCATTAACTATATTCCTAAATCGTTCTATAATACTGAAGTCTTCTTCAATAGTATCATCAAACTCCTTATCTATTAACTTACTGTTTAATATAGATAAATCATTCCAATCATGTTCAAACTCATGTTCCATTACTTTCTCCTTTGTCAATGTAATACCTCATAATCAAAAGCAGGATCGTGCTCCACATATCCTATGATCTTAGCATCCACCATAAGCTCGTGATCCATATCCCAGTTGCATTCTTTTGCTATCTGCTCCATGCTAAATGCATCATGCTCAACCTTTACTATTATATAACCCCAACTAGACTTAGCATTTTTATTGCTATCCATTTTATATTATCCTTATAAAAAATTCTGCACATCCGTTTAGAATAAGTGTTATACCAATTAATGCAGCTATTGTCAAGATTAAAGTTTGTCCTTCATTCATCATGGCAAAAGTTCCTCCAGAATTTACAGTTGTTATCCCCCTTGCAGACTCGTTCATGCTTGGCTGTTTCCCAACACTCAGACTGCCAAGGTGAGAAATACTTTGTAGTAAATCT